GCATGGGTGAAGTCTTTAGCAGGTGTGCCTAATCTTGCGGAGGGTTGGGTTGAGTGTGATGGGTCTGTTTTGGCTGATTCTCAAAGTTCTCTTAATGGGCAGACTATCCCAGATTTGAATGGAGATAATAGATTCTTACGCGGAAATTCAACAAGCGGGTCAACTAGTGGAAGTGCAACACATTCTCATAATTCCCTACCAGATGTCCAAACAGTAATAGGTTCAGGCACTGGCTTCGCTTATTCGGGAGAAGAACCAAGCACAAGCTCATCTTCATCATTACCACCATCATACGATGTAGTTTGGATAATGAGGGTTAGATAAGATGGCACACAACTTTAAAAGATACCCAGAACTGACGAACAACCAGATGAATATGTATTATTTCGATAGTCCACACCAACAAATCGCAGAGGACTTCGACGCTAAGGTTGTAAATGTCCACGACGGAGATACAGTTCGTTTAGAGGTTGGATGGAGGGATTTTACATTTCCTCTACGTATGAGCAACTTAATGGCGGCGGAGTTGAATGAGGAAGGAGGAATAAGAAGTCGTAATCACCTCAAGGATATGATAGAAGGAGAGATGGTTGAAGTTGTAATTAATAAGATGAATCGAGTTGGGAAGTATGGGCGTCTTCTGGGGGAATTGAGGTATAAAGGATTTGATGTAGGAGAGCAGATGATAGCGGAAGGGTTTGCTAAAAATCTAAATGAGGAGCAGTTAGGAATCAACGACCTTCTGATTACACTAGATATATAATGGCAGACAATAAAATTTCTTCAATGGTGGTGGGGAGTGAAACCAACACTATCACCAGCTTCGCAGTAGACGCAGCCCAAACAGACGGAGCGTCGGGAATTGGGGAAACTACGTGGCAGAATAATGACTGGGGACAATATCTAGGTTATTTTAACGACATACCAGAACTCAACGCAGCGATTAACGCAAAGGCGACGTGGACGATTGGGAAGGGGTTTAAGGCAGACCCTCAAACAGAAATGCTTTTGGACACAATTAAGGGAAATGGGATGGACACCTTCAACACAATCCTAGAGAATATGGTTAGGTGTTATTATATTGGAGGAGATGGTTTTGCAGAAATTATAAGAGATGATGAAGGAATTTTAATTAACCTAAAACCACTAGACCCTGCCTCAATTAAAATCGTCGTCGGTGAGAACGGAATGTTAAAGAGATACGAACAGACCTCTAAGATAAAAGGGAAGAATCCTAAAACAATTATGCCGGATAAGATGTTTCATTTACCGAGGAATAGAGTAGCCGACCAAATCCACGGAACCTCTGTAATCAAGGCAGTAGAGAAAATCATTTTGGCACGTAACGAATCAATAGACGATTATAAAACTGTAATGCATAACAACGTAACTCCTAGATGGAAGTTTAAATTAAAGACAGACGACCCAGCAGAGATAGCAGCCTACAAGGTAAAAATGGACGCAGTAACAGCGACGACAAGCGCAAACGTCTACGAACCTTTTGATGTTTCGGAATCAGAGTTAATATCAGTTGCACCTAATGCAACCCTAGACCCTAAGACATGGATAGACTCACAGGGGGACTACTTCTATGAGGCGGTTGGATTACCACAGATTATACTAGGAGGCTCTGGGGAGTTCACGGAGGCTTCGGCGAAGATAGCATATTTGGCATTTCAACAGAACATAGAGGAAGAACAATTATTCATAGAGGAACAGGCACTAAGTCAATTAAATCTAGTAATAGAGTTGGAATTTCCTGCGTCGTTAGAGAATGAATTATTGTCTGATAATAATAAGGATGGGGCACAAAACATAGACGAATCGGAATTAAATCCAGCGAGTGAAAATGGTTGATATGGGAGCTACTGAAATGATTGCACAAGTAGGATTTCCTATATTTATTTGTCTGTGGTTTATGTTGAGGACTGAAAAAGTTATTAATAACAATACTAGGGTAATGACAAAAGTGGAGGCGAAATTATAATGGGAATAAGATACATGACAAATAAGAAAACAGGAAAGACTAAATCTTTTAATGATAGAACCTACAAAGAATTACGAGCAAGTGGGAATATAAATAATTGGACAAAAAAGACTCAACAAAAATTTTCTGAAAGAGTTAAGGATAAAGGGGCAACAAGTTACGTCGTGAAGGATGGAAAAAAATACAACGCAGAAACCTACACACCAGAGGCGAAGAAGAAATCAACAATAGAACTCAAAGAACCAATACGTGTTAATCCTCCGACGGCAGTTGATAAGGCAAGTGCATTATTCACAAATCCAATCGAATCCTTAACGAAAGGAACAGAGGCGGGTTATGAAAAACAACTAACGCAGGGAGTCGGAGAGAACATAGCTCGGAGTTTGGGAACAGGGGCAGTAGTAGGAGCAGCAACAGGCGCAACTTTTTCTTATGCATTGGGAAGTTCGGCAGCGACAACAGCCTCTATGACAGCAGGGGAGGTTTCGACTTTGGGATATACTAGATTTGCAGGACAGGCGAGTAAACTAATACCGGGAAAATTGGTAACTGTACCTACATCTTTGAAACCTTGGGAAACTGCGGCTAGATTTGCAACCAACTCTAAAACAGTAGGATTAACCAAATCAATGTTATTAAAGAAAGGATTGCAGGGTTCTCTGGTAGCGTTTATTGTAGGAATGTTTGGGAGTTATCCTATGGCAGCGTGGGCAAAACAGGAAGTGGAAGGTGGTTTGAAGATTAATGCAAGAGACGCAAGAGAAGAAGGGGATTTTGAGACTGCGGAAAAGATGATTGCACTAAGAGAAGAAATGCACAAAGTAGATTGGCATGATTTTACACCTTATGAAAATGTGTTTGAAAAGTTTAGAAAATTCACAGAGGCGGATAAATTAGCGGTTGAATCAGAAAAAAGATTAATAGCGAAGGAACGAGGGGAAATAGAATTTGAAGGTCAAAGTCAGGGAGAACAAATCGCAGCTAGAGATGAAGAACAAAGTCAGAAATTCGCAAATATTGAAGAACAGAAAAGACAAGGACAAGAAGAAGACGAGCAGAAATTCGCAGATATTGAGGCTGCGAATAAAGAAAAAGACTTAGAAGAAATGAGATGGAAGGCTGCCTATTATGCGTTAATCCGTGAAGGAAATTTTGAAGAGGCAGAGGAATTATTAAATTCCCAATAGAAAAGTTTAAATAGTATATATATGTATACAACCTATGGAAGATGAAGAAAAAACAAAAGAAACAAACGAGACTCCTGATACGCCTCCTACTGAATTTGATAAACTTAAAGAACGTAATGATACTTTTGAAAAAGAACTTATTAGGGGTCGGGAACTCAAAGCAGAGAGCCAAAAACTCGAGGCGGAGAAGATGCTCGGGGGAACGACAGAAGGCGGGAAAGAAATAGAAGGCAAGGAAGAAACCGCAAAAGAATACGCAGACAAAGTAATGAAGGGAGAGATAAAATGATAGAAGATAAAAAACTGGGGATTAAGGTGGCAGAAGATACCGACGAGGAATTTTGGACAGATACAAAAGAAAAGATAGAAACTTCTAATAAGGCAGAGGCAAGAAACGCTAAAGTGCGTGCTGTTATGCTAGAATTATGCAACAAAGAATTAAAGTAATCGGTTAACCGAATAACAAAAGATTTATAAAGTATGTTTTAGTGGTTTTTTTATGGAAGAAGACGAAACCAAAAGAGACGAGCAAGAAGAGTCTCCAGAAGAGGTTGAAGAATAATGGCAAATGCAACCGCAGTATTGATTTTCGAAACAGAGGCTCCTATTAGATTTAATTGTGCTAGCGCAGCAGCGTTCGAGAAAGGCGATTGTGTAACTTTAACAGGGGCTACGGAAGGACTGGTAGTGGCGATTACTTCTGCGAATGGTGATATTTTTGGCGGTATAGTAGCAGAGGAAAAAATTGCAAATGTTGGGACTACAGTGTCTCTTTACAGGAGAGGTTATTTTAAGGTTGAAGCAGGAACTACAGGTGTAGTAGTAGGACTAACCGCAACTATTGGGGACGCAAAGAATGAGTTTACAACAGGCGCAGCAACCGACGCAGAGAACGGTATTGTATGGGGTAGAGCTTTAGAAACAGCAACTAACGGACAGTTCTTCGTTATGCAGTTGGGTGGTATTTGATGGCAGACACAGCAGCTATGGCAGAGATTAGGGGAATTGATATTAAAACGTTAGTTGAGGGATTTGCAGATGTTGGAATTATTTTAAAGAATTATGTTAGGGTTATACCTACAACAGCGAGAGAGATGAGATGGTATTCTAAGACAGCGGGTTATTTAACTTCTCCAACTACGCAAGGAGTCACAGGCGACTTAATTGAAACAGCCTCTAAGGCAATGCCGGTTGTTATCGAAAACTCTTACACAAGAAATACAAGTTATGTTAAGAAATATTTTGCTAGTTCTCCAATGATTTCTTTAGAAGATATTAAGGACAGCGACCCTGATGTATGGGGAGATATTATAAGAGACTCAGTAATTGCAGTTAATAAAAAGATTGACTCAAGAATATTGACAGTTCTAGACGCAAGTGGTGCACAGACAGCAGCAGCAGCCGGGGACGGTTGGAATGTGGACGCAAACGCAGACCCTATTTATGATTTCTTAAATGCAATTGAAAACATAGAGTCAAAGGGTTATGACAGTTCAGACCTAATCGCCTACATGAATCCAGCAGAGAAGAAATGGTTGTTAAGATGGTTGATAACAGTTAAGGGTTCTAGTATTCCTAGTTTCTCAAGTGCAAAAGTAGGAAGTGGTGAGTTGATGTCCTTTATGGGAGTTAAGATTGTATCAGACCCAAACAGACCTACGGACATAGTAACAATATTCAGTCCAAGTAAAGCAGTTATTTGGAAAGAGTTTATGGGTATGACTTCTGCGGTTGTAAATGATGAGGGTATCGGTAAGACTGTTAGAGTATGGTCGGAAGGTGAAGGAATTAGACCTAACCCTAACGCAGTATTCAAGCTTACAGATGTAATTAACTAATGGCAGATATTCTTCAAGGCGGTTCTAGAGATACTATTAATTCAGACTCAAGTGGAACAGCTCCTACATGGGCAGTAACAAATCTAACAGAGGATTTTTCTATTGATTGTAATGGTCTAGTTACTGAAATAGGAGACGGACTAGGAACATTAATTAAAGATTTAATCCGTCGTGGCGTGATTGATGGGACTACAGCATGACTTTAGAAAATTGTATTATGTATATGGAACAGGCAGAGAATGAGGAAGTAAAGAAGTTCTGGGAAGATAGGATTGCTAGAAAATACCCAAAGCCAAAGAAAGAAGTTAAGAAAGTTGTTAAAAAGGTGGTTAAGGAATAATGGCAGCAGGAGACACAGACGTTCAGATTGCTACGGATATGACAGAGGCAGCAATTAAAACAGCAGTAGACGCCGCTATAACGGCAACAGGGGTCGCAGCACGATTAACTATAGCTCAAATCAACAACGGGAACATTGTTGTAGTAGCCAACCTCGTAGCATAAATTTTTAAAGTTCGATTTCTAACAATTAACTATGGCAAACAGAATAGGAGATAAAGAATTGAAAACGGATTGGGACGCTAGGACTGCTGCGGACTCTAGTAAAGCTGCGGGATATAATATGGCACTTATACCAGAAAATTCTTTAATACCTAAAAGAAAAAGAGTTGGTTTAGATTAATGGGACAGACAAAAGCCCAGAGAGTTGTTAAACAGTTGGCGGGTGATGTTCAGAAACAAACAGCAATAGCGACGGATATGTTTATACCAAATCATTCAGGGGATAATTCTGCGGGTGATATTTTAAGTACCCCTATTAACAATACAGACATTCCCAATAAAAAATATGTTGATGATGAGATTGACGGGGACATAACAACTCACGCAGCGATAGTAGATGCACACCACGCAAAATATACCGACGCAGAGGCAGACGCTAGGGTAGATTTAAAGATAGAGGATGGGACTGCTGCGGGGCAGATGAGTTTTTGGAATGGGACGAAGTGGGTTAAGACGGAAACTTCTGAAATGTTTTGGGATGATGTTAATAAGAGGCTGGGGATAGGGACGGCTAGTCCTTCATTAGATTTACATATAGATGGAGGTTTAATTACTGATTCTTTACGAATTATAGATGGTTCAAAACAATTATATGTTGATGGAGGAGTTTTGAGTTTGTATAGTTTAAATGGGATAAATTTTCAGACTTATGATGGTGGGGTAAATACAGACTTATATATTAACGACGGAAAAGTAGGGATTGGAACTACTACTCCAGGAACTTATACTTTAAATGTTGCAGGAAATATAAAAGGGAATGATATAGTAACAAATTCCGGGAGTGTTTTTAAAAGTACAGGAGAGGCTTATTTTCAATCGGCAGCGTTGGCAGATTTACATTTTCGTCCAGCAGCTTCAGAGAAAATGATAATAAAACATACGACAGGTAATGTAGGGATTGGGACGACTTCACCAGACACTAAACTTCAAGTTGTGGGAGCTATTTCTTCGGCAACTTTAACAGTAACAGCGTCGGCAGATGATACTGATGTGTCGGGAGTGAATACAATGTTTATTACAACATCGGGAGGAGCGGTAGTTCTTGGAGGGTTGAAAGGTGGAGTTGCTGGACAGGTTTTATATATTGCACGGAAGGATGCAACTAATGATTTAACTTTGGAACACGCCGAAGGGGTAGGAACGCAAGATTTAATTATGCACGAGGGGACTGACGAAACAATAGATAGTTACGGAGGGTTTACTTTAATTTGCGATGGTTCTGATTGGTATGATTGTTCTCATGCAAAACATGTTTAATTTGAAAACCGAAAAGTATTTAAAGGCTGAGTGAGTGAGTATATTATGAAAGCAATATATGTAATATTCGAGGACAAAGAACACAAACAACTCTCGAAAACAAAAGGGAAATTGTCTTGGAGAGAGTTCATACTTAAACTACTGAAAGGAGGTGTTGAATGGAAACAATAATTATTAAGGAGATTAGCTACAAGCCCGCTAAGGGTGGACAGCTTATGATTCTAAAATTGAACGGAAACAAAGACGCTACAATTGCCCCTTTCGAGAAACAAGAACAAGACTTCCTAGCTAAAGATGTTGGAATTGGAGGTAGTTTTTCTGGAGAGATAGTTGTTAACGGAGCTTTCACAAACATTAAGAATATTGATTTTGAGAGTGCTGTTAAGAATGATG